GTTTGAGCAAGGCAAGCAGAAGATGTTACGCGAGCATCCGGCCAGCAAGGTTTACAATTCGATGATAAAGAACTATTCGAGTGTGATAAAGCAGCTTTTAGAGCTGATGCCGGTAGAGGAGAAGAAAGTAGCAGAGGATGAATTACTGGCTTTTATCAAGAAGGCGAAGTGATGATGTATGAACTGGATACTCAAATATTGGGAGGAAATCGAGAATGGTAATGTAGTTGTAGGGCAGAAAGTGTACAAGATTTATAAGCGGCTTGTAGATGAGATAATCAATCCTAAAGGCGATTGGGTATTCGATGAAGAGAAAGCTAATCGTCCTATTGAATTTATTGAACGATTCTGCAAGCAATCAAAAGGCGAATGGATAGGCCAGCCGATACAATTGCAGTTATTTCAAAAAGCATATATTTCAGCGCTATTTGGTTTTGTGCACAGAGAAACAGGATTTAGGCGTTTCAAAGAAACGCTTTTTTTAGTGGCCAGGAAGAACGGGAAAAGCACTCTTTTGTCTGGAATAGCGTTATATATGCTCATGGCTGATGGTGAAGGCGGTGCAGAAGTGTACAGTGTGGCGCCTTTAGCGCTTGATACTCTTGTACCTACTGCTGAAGGTTGGAAGAAACTTGGAGAAATAAAAGTTGGCGACAAAGTTTTTAACGAAACAGGAGAACAGGTAACAGTCACCTATTTGTCACCGATTGTTAAAAGAAAAACCTACCAGCTAATTTTTGACGACGGGAGCGAAATAATAGCTACAGATAACCATTTGTGGACAGTTGAAGAACGTTACACACCACACAAGGGAGCTTCGCAGGAATACAGGGCTGTTACAATACCGACAGAGAAAATAGCAAAAAAGCTATATTATGGAGGAAGGCCAAGATACAGAATAAAGGTGGCAGAGCCTTTGCAATACAGTGAAAAAGAGTTGCCAATTGACCCTTACGTGCTTGGTGTGTGGTTGGGTGATGGACGTAGCAATAGAGGAGCTATTGTAGGGGGGAACGGCGACATTGAGTATTATTTGAAAGAATTTGAAAATAGAGGATATGCATTCTCGCAGCATTATTCAGAAAAAGAAAATTTGACACATGGTACTATTTTAGGTATACGAACACAATTACGGCAGATGGGATTACTTGATAACAAACATATACCTGACATATACAAACGGGCAAGTGTTAGCCAGCGTATGGACTTATTAAGGGGTTTAATGGATACAGACGGTACTATAACCAAATCAGGTGAATGTCGTTTTTCAAGTGTCAATAAAAGATTGGCAGAAGATGTTTATGAGCTTGTGTTGGGCCTTGGTTTTAAAGCACACCTGCGCAGTGCGCCAACTACAAATGAAGGTACAGTATGGATAGTAAGCTTCAAAGCTTATGGCGACAATTATGTTTTTAACTTGCCACGCAAAAGGGAAAGACAGAGGCCACAACAAAACTACAAAACCATGTATAGATGGATTGTTGATATACAAGAAGTTGAGCCAGTGCCAGCAAGATGCATAGAAGTGGATAGTCCATCACACCTGTTTTTGGTAGGTAAAACTTTGATAGCAACACATAACACTAAAAAAGACCAAGCTCGAATTGTATTCACTGAAGCGGTAAATATGGTCAGACAGTCGCCAGCATTATCGAAGCATCTTAAAAAGCGTAAGACGGATTTATACATGCCGCTTACATTCTCAAAATTTGAGCCGTTAGCATCGGATAGTAACAGTTTGGATGGTTTAAACAGCCATTGTGTTATCATCGATGAACTTCACGCCATTAAAGATCGCAATTTGTACGAGGTAATGAAACAGTCAATGTCAGCAAGGCGTCAACCGTTACTGGTGATGATAACAACGGCAGGCACTATCAGAGAGTGCATTTACGATGACATGTACGATTATGCCTGCAAGGTTGTGGACGGCATAATCGAGGATGATAGATTTTTACCGGTACTATATGAGCTTGATAGTCGGGACGAATGGACGGATTGGCGGATGTGGCAAAAAGCCAATCCAGGCTTGGGCACCATCAAGAAGTTAGAGGATTTGGTAGAAAAGGTCGAGCGAGCAAAGGCAAATCCAAAGGACCTACCGGGCTTATTAACAAAGGACTTCAATATACGGGAAACAACATCAGGTAGTTGGCTCACGTTCGAGGAAATTAACAATACGGAAACATTTGATATGGAGGAGCTAAAAGGCAGTTATGCGGTAGGCGGTGTTGATTTATCAAGCACAACAGACCTGACCTGTGCAACATTGCTTATTATGAAGCCTGGCAGTGACAAGAAATACTGCATACAACAATATTTTTTGCCGGAGGAGGGGCTTGAACAACGGGTCATAGAAGATAAAATCCCTTACGATAAATGGCGAGACAGAGGCTTATTAACAGTCACACCGGGTAACAAAATTGATTACCACATGGTAACGGAATGGTTTTTGAAGATGCTGAACGAGTATGATATACATCCACTCTGGATAGGGTACGACCCGTGGAACGCGCAATATTGGATAAAAGAGATGGAGGAATACGGCTTTACGATGGTGGAAGTACGGCAGGGTTACAAAACCTTATCGCAGCCAATGAAAGAGCTCGAGGCGGACCTGAAAGCACACAAAATCAACTATGGGAATAACCCAATTTTGAAGTGGTGTTTGACGAATGTACAAGTCAAGCGCGATGAAAATGACAACATAAGACCTGTGAAGGGGCAAAACAAGAGGCAGCGCATAGACGGCGCTGTTTCTTTATTGATTGCTTATACGGTGTTGTTTAACAACATGCAGGATTATCAAGCCATGATTTAGAAGGCGGTGATAAAGTGCCAGAAAAGCGCAGTTTGTTCGAAAAGATATTTGGGCGGCTTAAGCGCAGGGATTCAGTATTCACACAGCTCAGAATGTTATCAGGATATACACCAATATTCACGCCGTGGGCGGATAGACCATACGAAGCGGATGCGGTGCGTAGTGCGGTAGATGCAATCGCCAGGAATGCTGCAAAATTGCGGGCAAAACACATCAGGCGTGTAGGGGATACAGTAGAGCATGTGGGCGGGAACATAGAAAAAGTGCTTGCTGTTAGGCCCAATCCCAACATGAACGCATACGATTTTTTATACAAAATGGTCACGACGCTTCTCATAGATAACAACGCATTCGCTTATCCAGTGTGGGAGGGGACGACTTTAGTAGCGATATGGCCCATTAATTGTGTGATGGCCGAGTTTGTGGAGGACGCAAGCCAAACAATATACGTCAAGTTTTATTTTGCCGATGGCGGTAATGTAGTGTTGCCATATTCGGAGGTAATACATCTGCGCAGGCATTTTTATGATAACGACTTGCTTGGTGATATAAAGAAGCCAATCAATTCGGTACTATCGGCTATACACACAGCTAATGAGGGGATTGCACAGGCGATAAAAACTAGCGCTTATTTGCGAGGCATAATCAGGTATCAAGGCATGTTGAAAGAAGAAGACATAAAAGCTAATCGGGATCGATTTGTGCAGGAATATCTAACTGTACAAAACACAGGCGGTATTGCGGCGTTAGATGGCAAAGTAGCGGAGTATATTCCATTAAACAATGAGCCGAAAATTATCAATGCTGCACAGATGAAGGAATTGCGTGATGCTGTATATCGGTATTTTGGCGTTAACGAGAACATTGTAATGGGCAACTATGATGAGGATGAATGGAATGCATTTTATGAAAGCACAATTGAGCCAATTGCGATTCAAATGAGCCTGGAGTTTACAAGCAAATTGTTTACGGAGCGGGAATTAGGCTTTGGTAACGAAATTATCTTTGAAAGCAACAGGCTGCAGTATGCCAGCAACAACACAAAAACCAATATGATATCGACATTAATGCCACTGGGCGTGTTAACCATTAATGAAGCAAGAGAGATATTGAATTTGCCACCTGTAGAAGATGGGGACAAGCGCCTTGTCAGTTTGAATTATGTAAATGCCCAGTTGCAGGATGTGTACCAGCTGGGCGAAGAGCAAAATCAGGGAGGTGAAGAATAAATGCCGGCTGTGCCAGTACATCACACTGATACGGTGGATAAGCCTTGGGACGCTAGTAAAAATGAAAAACGTCTGCGCACAGACGAAAATAAAAGTTACTACTTTAAGATGTATGCATGGTATGACCCAGATGCTAACCTTGAAACAAAATCAGCTTATAAATTCCCACATCATGAAGTGGACGAGGATGGCAATCCAGGCCCTGCAAATATAAGGGGATGCATAGCAGGGATAGCTGTTTTAAATGGCGCACGAGGAGGAGCAGATATCCCCGAAAATGACAGAGAAGGAGTGTGGAGACATTTGGCGGCCCATTTGAGGGATGCAGATGTAGAACCAGCAGAGCTTAAATCCTTTATCAGGCCACGTGAAATAAGGATGTTGGATGTATCGGCTGTGGTTGAACCTGTTGAAGAGACTGCAGAGATGATTGTGGAAGGATATGCTATACGTTTTAACGAGCCAGCTATATTCAGGCTCAACGATGTAGAATATAGAGAGATTATAGCCCCAACAGCCTTGGACAACACAGACATGAGTGATGTGCCGCTCAAATACAACCACAGCGACAACATCATGATTATGGCCAGAACAAGAAATAAAACCTTGCAGCTCATTAAAGATGAGAAGGGTTTAAAGATTAGAGCAAAGTTAGCCAATACAACGGCAGGCAGAGATTTGTATGAACTTATCAAGAGAGGGGACATCGACAAGATGTCCTTTGCTTTTACTGTGAGGAAAGACAAGTACGATGAAGAAACTCGTACACGTACAATACTGGACATTGAGAAGATTTATGATGTAAGTGCTGTTGACTTGCCTGCTTATGATACAACCTCTATTTACGCGCGAACGTTCCAAGAGCTGGAGAGTTCTTGGAAGGCGCTGGAGAGCGCTGAAAAGCGTAGGAGGTTGTACTTGCTAACATACACTTTTTAACAATCAACAATTTCAAGGAGGAGGATAAGCATGAATATCGAGAAGAGGTTACAAGAAATAGAAGCTAGAAAGTTGGAGATCCGCAAAATTTTAGAAAGTGATAATGCCAACCTTGATTTAGATGCTTTAGAGAAAGAGCTGAAAGAACTGGAGGCCGAGAAACAGGAGCTTGAACGCAGGAAGAGTATAGCACAGGGCATTCAGGCAGGAGTTGTACAGGCCAGAACCATAGCGACGACTGCAGAAGAACCCGAAGAGAGGGTCGAAGACAAGTATTCCACCATTGAATACCGCAAAGCGTTTATGGACTATGTAACTCGTGGTGTAAGGTCTGATGTTCTTGAATTCCGCGCCGATGCGACCACCGGGCTATCTGATATCGGTGCAGTTATCCCAACCACAATACTCGACAGAATCGTCGAGAGAATGCAGGCTTATGGTGACATCTGGAGGCGGGTAACCAAGACTTCTGTTCAGGGTGGTGTACAGATACCGATAAGCAACGCAAAACCTGTTGCTACATGGGTAGCTGCTGGCACAATGGCCGAAAAACAGAAAAAATCGGTTACTGGCACCATCAGCTTTAGCTATCACAAGCTGCAGTGCAGGGTTGCTGTTGAGCTGGTAGCAGGTACCGTTGCAATGCCTGTATTTGAGACTACAGTTGCGGATAATATAGCAGAAGCAATGGTTAAAGCACTTGAACAAGCTATTATCTCCGGTACTGGCACTGGCGAACCTCTGGGTATTATCAATGACCCGGGCATCCAAGTTGCTCAGATAGTCGAGGTTACTGCTGCAGACTTCAGCAAGTATAAGACATGGGCAACTTTGATGGGCAAGGTGCCAAGAGCTTACCGCAATGGGGTAGTCCTTATTATGAACGATGCTGACTGGAATACTCATATCGTTGGTATGGTTGATGCTATCGGCCAGCCTGTGGCACGTGTAACCTACAATCTTGATGGCACTATCCAGGAACGTTTCCTTGGACGTGAAGTAATACCTGTTGAAGACCTGCTGCCGTCGATTGATACTGCTGCACCTGGTGATGTGGTTGCTATTCTAGTAAGGTTGCAGGACTACATGGTGAACAGCAACATGGCAATCACTTATCGCAGATATTTCGATGAAAATACCGACGAATGGATCAGCAAGGCTACAATGATTGCCGACGGTAAATTAGCCGACCCGAACGGCGTTGTGTTGATTAAACTCAAAGCAACGACTTGATAGCAAAATAAAAAGTGCAGGAGGAATATCCCTCCTGCACTTGCTTTTTAAGGTGGTGATTTGATGCTGCTTGATGATGTAAAGCAGGCATTAAGGGTAAGCGGTCCAGATTTTGATATAGAAATCCAGGATTTAATTGAAGCAGCAAAAGCCGATTTAATATTATCTGGTGTTCACAAAGACAAAATTATGGATACGGACCCGCTCATAAAGCGGGCCATAATTGTTTACTGCAAAGCGCATTTTGGGTATGATGACACAAAAGTAGCGGAAAGGTTTGAACAGGCTTATCTTAGCCTCAAGCATCACCTGACATTATCAACCGAATACACAACAGGTGATGAATCATGAGGGACTACCGGCACAAAATAGATTTTCTCCGCCGCGCAAAAGGTCGGGATGAATACGGGGAACCTATCGACACATGGGAACCGGTCGAGGGCAAAACGGGGATATGGGCCAGTATGGAACCGTTACTTGGCAACGAATTCTTTGCGGCATTAACCACCGATACAAAAGTCGAAGTCAAATTCAACATGCGATATATAGATGGTATTACTAACGATATGAGAATAAGGCACGGCAATGATATATACGAAATATTGTCGGTGGTTAATGTGAAGGGTCTTAATAGAGAGTTGCTGTGCTATTGTAGGCTGGTGAACGAATGATGAGAGTACGTTTTAAGGTAGAAGGTATGGCGGAATTACAAAAAAGCCTCAAACGGTTGGGCAAAGTACCACAAAAACATGTAACTAGTTCGGCCCGCAAAGCGATGAGTATCGCATTAAAACAGGCACGTGCCACAGCGCCATATGATACCGGTGCTCTTAAACGAGGCATTATCATGATCGGTGAAAAGGCAAAAGAAAAAGGCAAAAAAGTATACAGAATTGTATTCGACAGAGCAATGAACGATATCTTTCAAAAACCGGTTAAAAATCCTGGTGAGTCCGGCAGCCCAAACGCACGGTCGATTGCATATTATCCAGTTTCACAAGAGTATGGCTATTTTGCACGTAATGGTAGATATATTCCAGGCTTCAGGTTTATTCACAACGCACTAACAGATAATGTACAAAAGATAGAAAAAACAATAGTTTCTGAGATGAAAAAACGTATAGATGCCGAGATAGCCAAAGCGGGCTTAAAGTGAGAAGGTGAGATTTTATGATAACAGCCCTAAGGCGTTTCATAGAAGAGAACATCCCAGAACTCGCAGGCGAAATATATCCGACTAATGCACCAGAAGGACACACAAAACCATATCTAGTTTACGCCAGAATTAGCACTACAAAATTAAAAACTCTTGAAGGACCAACAGGGAAAGAATATTTGAGCTATATGTTTTCAATCATGGCCACAAAGTATGGAGAAATGGTTGCACTCAGAGAAAAGGTTGAGAAGCTGCTAGAATCCTTGCCGCAGACACAGTTAGAAAATTATTACATCGAGGACGTGACAATCAACAATGTTACCGAGCAATATGAGCATGCATTAAAAGTCAATCGAGGGATTATAGATTTTACAATTTATTTTGAGGAGGTAGAGTAATATGGCCAAGAGAGCCTTGGGAACAAAATTACAAATAGGCACAGTCAACCCGGTAACAGTAGCGGGGTTGACTTCTATCAGTGGACTGGATCTAAGCGCCGATACCATAGATGTAACAACCTTGGAATCAGAGGGCGGATATCGTAAGTTTATAGCTGGCTTTAAGGATTCAGGAGAAGTATCATTGGAAGGGTATTTAGAACTTGAAACAGGGAAGGGGCAAAAAGAATTGTATGACTTATTTGAAAGCGGCGAAGAGGAGCAATTTACCATTTTATTCCCTAACAATATGGGTAGCTGGCAATTTAAAGGCGTGGTAACTGGCTTTAGCACCAGTGCAGATTTGGAAGACCCGTTGTCCTTCTCAGCAACTATTAAGGTATCGGGGAAACCCACGTTGACTGTGGGCACGGGAACATAAGGCTAGATTTAATCTAGCCTTATTATTTTTTACGAGGAGGGACAATAATGAGTTATTATCCAA